CGTGAGGTTGGTGAACGCACGCTTGAGCGTGGTGCCCAGGATACAATCGTAGTCGCGGAAGGTGCCGGTGGCGCTGTAGATAGCGGTCAGCACGTTCTGGGCGGTGGCCTCAACGAATGAGGCGCTAGCGGTGGTGTCGATTGCGCCGGAAACCGGAAGGAAGGGCGAACCGGAAGCGCACGCACCGATGTTTGAGGCGTTGGTGTTGTTGAGCCAGTTGCCCATCGAGCCGGTCAGGTACGGGTTCGTACCGTTGTCGGCCTGAGCGGCTTGGTTGGTGCACAGGAAGGTCGACTCCATGTCGCGCTTGATCTCAACGAGCTTCTTGGCGATGCCGTTGGCCAACTCATCGGGCACACCAGCGACGTCCTGGGTCTCGGCGATGAAACCGATGCGCAGGTCCCGGCGGAAAGCCTGGCCGTAGTTGTTCAGACGGGTCCGGTTGACCACCGGGTTCGAGGCGCTGGCAACGGTCACATCAGTGCCGTCGACCACGCCGGCAAGCACGGGGGCGCCATAGTTGTCGACCTGCCAAGAGAACTGCATATTGCCGATGTCACGGCCCTTCGGGGCCATGGACACGAACGGGGTCGACTTGGCGTCGACGATGGCGATGTAGTCCGCCAGATCTTCACGGGCGGACGAGGTTGAAGCGAGCGGCACAGAGCCGCCCTGGTTGGGCTGGAGTAGGGGCATGGTTTAGAGCATCCTTTTGAGTACTTGGGCTAATTCGGTGGTCGTCCCGGACTTTCTGAACTGCGACTTGGCAGCATCCAGACCGACCTTGGCCGCATCCTTCTTTGCAGGGATTGCGGTGGGTCGACCAGGCTGACTGGGTGCCTTGACCAGTGGGCGGGTGGCAGATGGCTTGCCCTTGGCGGACTCCTGAGCCAGACGCAACTTGCGCCCGGCAATGAAGTCACCGACCAGCACCTGGTACTCCGGCAGTGAGGCAATCTGCGGCAATTGCCGCAGGACGGCCTGCGCCTCGGTGTACTCGGCAGCCGAACGGTCTTTCCACCATGGGTAGAGCGTCTCGGCGATAGGCTTGATCTGCTGGTAGTTCTGCAGGAAGCGGGCTCTGGATGGGATGTGCAGGTCTATGGCGTCTTCTACACGCCGTTTGATCTGCTTCACATCGTCTGAGCTGTACTCCTTGCCCTCTATTTCGCAGCCATCAATGTTGTCCTCGCACCACCGTTTCAAATTCCGGGCTTTGCTCCACTCATCATTGAGTTTGGACACTTCCCATACATCAGAAAACGGATCTGCAGCGGACTGCACTGAGGTTGGCCTATCGGTATTCTGCTCCAGCTTGGTCTTGGTGTCGTTGAGTTCACGTTCAAGCGATTCGGCCCTCTCCAGCGCCTCTTTCTTCTGGCGCGTGAGCTTGTCGATCCTCTTGCGGTAACCCAGCGATTCCTCGTCGCTGTTCTCAGTCTCGGAAAGAACATCCTGCTCAGGCGACTCGGCCTGAGCGTCCGTTTGTTCTGCGGTCGGATCCGCATCCTCGGCCTCTGGATCCGCATTCGCGGTCTCGGGCTCTGGCGTTGGTTGCTCGACGGCTGATACCTTGTCTTCCTCCCCACTGAATCGTGACTTCAGCAGTTTTGCCAACGCCGACTCGTCGAACTGCATCGGGTTGATTGGGGGCTGTGCCGTGTTTTTAGACAGGGTCGCTTCCTGTGTGTTTTGGATGTCCATGCTTTTAGACCCTGCAAGCCGGGTATTGTGCGCCATGGTTGTTAAGGCCAACCAAGAAGCCGTTGTTGTAGTGAGATATCAAGAGTGATGTTAAGTCAATCCCTTATCACTTCTTAGTGAGCCTATAAAAAGGCTCAAATCTTGTATGGCAGCAACTCGACCGCAATTGAATGCCCGATCTTCGGATGATAGATTTGGCATCACAGCCGAGCGAATCTCGTCATCTGTTGCGTCGGCAATGATCTGCAAAAATGCAGCAATTACTGGGTGCTCGTTGGAAACTGAAAGCGCTTCGGCCAGTTGTTCTTGATTCAGTCTCATTGCTGGACTCCTAGTCTACCGGTCACAGCATTTTGCTGCTGTTGAACCGAGAACTGTAGGTTTTCAATGTATTTTTGCAAGTTAGCCTGAAACAACTGGTCCTGTTGGAGCTGTTGTTGGTACTTGGGATTGCTCTGCAGCACCTGCTGACTGAATTGCAGGCGCATAGCCGCGGTGGGGTCGTTCTCGCGTAGGTTGGGCGGATTACCGAGGCTGATGAGCGCGATCTCGTCGTTGGTTTCGCTGAACATCTTCTGCGAGGCAGGCCCTTGCTGCATGATTAACTCGCTGGCGAGGTTAGGATCAATGGCCCGGAGTGCGACCGAGATCAGTTTAGCCCGGTCAATGACGCCGGCAGTGTCGAGAGGCAGCACCAGGCTTGAAATAGCCTTGAGCTTCTCGGTTACCAGATCGGTCGAGAGCTCCCGGATGTCGAATTTCAGCATTACATCGAAGTCCTGAGCATTCTCGGGCACCTGCGTTTGAGATGACGTGATGCGCTGGATCTCTTCGGGGCCAACGTACTGCAGAGTCAGAGTCAGCACCTGGCGGAAGGCCTCGGTCCAGCCATGCAGCCAGTTGTTGATGATGCGTTGCTGACGCATCTGGGTCACCGCGGGGGCCACCTTCTCCGTTGGTCTCCCGAAGTACCTGTCGGTCTGTGCCTCGATGGCTGCAATGAGCTGGAAGGCCACACCAGGCTCACGGGCGGGCGGTTGCAGGAACCCAATCTCGCCGCGCCTTAGCACAGGGATCTGGATAGCCGGCCCGATCTTGAGATTACCGCCTCGGGTCTTGGGCACCTCAATCGGAGGCAGGGTGGTCAGCGAGGTGTAATCAAAGATCGAGTCGCGCTGCGCCTTGACCTCATGCTGCCAGGTTGCGCAAACCTCGGGCACACCGCGGGACTCCGTAATCTGGCGGTGGATCAGCTCCGAGCGCCAGACGACAAACGGATACTGGCCGTGCGCATAGTCCAGCAGATCAAAGTAGCCCCACTTGTCGCCTACCTGGGGTGAGAAAACGGTGTACCACACTCCCGGAACACCGTCGGAGTCGACGCTCTTCTGATAGGCGTAACAGACTTCTATGAGATTCTCGCGGTCGAGGATGGAGTTCTCGGCCAGGCCAACACTGTAGGTGAAGTCCGAATAGTCCGAGAACCGTCCCATCGTGTTGATAGCCTCCTGCGCCCATTCCTCATCCCATCCATCGGTCTCGACCTTGTTGAGCAACTGGGCCTCGGTCATGTAGTACCTGCGGAACACCACCCGGGCACTCTGGATGTCGGTGGTTTCGGGCGGGAACACCAACTCGTCGTAAGGCGACAGGGCCGCAATCATCGGCTTGTTGGTGGTCATTGTGGGCACAGGGAATGAGCACTCGCCATCAGTCCTCAGGTCGCGGACAGCCCGCAATGCACGGCGCTTCTTAAGATTGGGGAAGGCAGTGAGCAGCAATTCTGCCGATTGATCGTCGGCTTCCGGGTTGGCAATCAGGTTTGGCATATCGGCCAGCACCGAGCCCTCGGGCGATTGGGCGGCCAATGCCATGATCTGGTCCATGGTCAGTGACTGCTCCTTTTGTCCCAGTTCCTGCTGCCAGGTTACATGGACGCCAGTCCAGCCGTAGGTCCACAGATACTGGGACAACAACTCGACCTCGCGGGTCAGGTCGTTGTACATCCGGGCGTTCATGGCCCAGTCCATCAGGTTGTGCGCGGTCACAGCCTGGTCGAGCTGCGACACGTTGGTAGGGCTGACCCGGAGCATTGAGCGCCAGAAGGATGTTGAGCACAAGTCGACCAGGCCGTTGATCACCTCGTCGGCTAATGGGATGCGCGTGTCGGATGCACCGTCCCAGGGGAACGCCGGCTTGTTCCTATTGGCGTCGTTCCATTTCTTGCCGTCCTCGGTTTGACCGGGCCATCGGCAGAATCGAACCGACTCGACACGGTCCACCCGGGCCGATGTGCCGTAATCAGTCGCGCTGCGCCTTAACTCCTCGGTGAGCGCTGACACATTGGGCTCATCGCCGACCCGTGCCATTACGTCCGCTGACTGCTTATAGGAATCTCCTTGCATAGTGTCTTTTGTTAGTATCCACCGCCGCCGCGGCAATCAAAGCCCCCTTGGCCAACGTAAGCAAGGCCCGAGACCAAAAGCATACCGATGCAATCTATAGGATCCTTGGATGCCCCTTTCTGACCATCCCTGCCTGTGTGCTCTGATAACGCGTAGATCAGGTTGCTGCAGGTCTTGACCACATACAGCGCCGGCTCGTTCAGCGGGGTGAGCGCCTGCGTTGCATCGTAGGACAGCAGGCTGTTGATAGCGCTCGTCCTTTGGTCCACAGGCACGCCTGGCGCCGGGATGAATGCCATCCCCTCGTCCAGTGGGTTGTCCGATTCAGCCAGTAGGTCGATGAGTGTGGTGCCCCCTTGTTCCGATAGTGCTGGGCTACCGCCGGCCTTGGGATCAATCAGTCGCATCACAGGCTCCCCATAGCCCAGCTCCGCCTCAATGGTCCTGAACATCGTCCGATACTCCGATATCGACCGGCCTGCATCCAGTGTCTGTGCCGGGC